GACTTCGGAACTCAGGGCCAGAGAATGACCCCCAAACTCAAGACCACAAAAGGTGGTTCGAGTGCCGTGGACCAGAATGGGGTTGAGCCGCCAGCTGCGGGGGTTGAAATCGGGGTTAGTTGTCCACTTACCCAGGGTATTTTGATCATCACCAGCGACGGCAGTTGGAGTGCGGGCGGGACAGTTTAGATTGGCTCCTGTGACACCGGCGTTTACCAAGGAATTTATAATCCAGGTCCAGCGATCACCAGATTCCTGCTTCGTCCGGTGGCGTCCCAAATGGCTGTAAATGTGCAGTCGCTTCCAGATGTAATGGACGATCAATGGTTTCGGAATACCAGAGATTTGCATAAGGTCAGCAGCAAAAGCAACGGTCACAGGGTCGCAGCCTTGGTCCCAGCTTGGGTAATCGGAGTTTGTCATTTCCTCACCGGGGCGCCAGCAAGATTGATACCAAGCATTCACTTCCTCAGGATTCTTCCGGCCATTGAGCAGAGTCGTGGGATAGGCGTACTTCTGGGCCATAAGTTCAAGGTAATAAGCATGGCAGGCGTCCTTGAACTGTTCGAGTGAGTTAAACTCACTGACGATCTGGCCAGGGCGTGCGGGAGCGAAGCGCTTTTCCTCTTTCTTGACATACTGGCTTTTAAGGAACAATTTGACGAAGTTCGGGGGCATGTCGATGTCGTTCTTGGCAATAGACGCGGCTATCTGTTTTTTCGTTCGTTTCGACAGCCAGGGCCCAAGGTGTTCTTGGTAGGCGCGTTCGTAGAGTTCTGTGTCCACGCCTTCCTCCCGCCACTTGGTTAGATCGAAAAACTTCGCAAAACCTCTGCGAAGCTGTTTCAAGCGGAACTTCTGGCCAGCATCGAGGTAGGGCTTGTCCCATCCCAGTCTTATCCGTTTTTTCTCCGAGAAGAACTGAGTAACCTTGTCGGAACCTTTATGGTGTAGGGCGGATTGTGGGCCATCATGGACATGTTGATCAGATCGCTCAAAACTGTCGGGCAATTCCAATTCTCTTGTATCCTCGTCTAGCCGAGGTTCGAAGTGTAGCGCTGGGTCGACCTGTCCTTCCAGGCGTGGATAAGGCGGTAGCTTGTAAGGCACCGAGGGGGTTGAAAACACCATTTCATTGTTGATATCGACGTAGTGGCGGAGCATATGCTTGATGTCGGGATTTAGCTGGTGTTGAACCCCTTTAGCGTGCCTGCTGAAGGCAGG